GAGACCGAGCCGGACCTCTCTCAATATGATGAAGGCATGGCTGTTCTTAAATCAGAGATAGATATGATACTTCAAGAAATAACTATAATTAGTGACGTAGCTCGTGATATGCGTTCAGATATGAAAGCTGATTTACGTCAAATGAATGGCGATATAAGACACATTACAGAGATTGTAAATGATGTGGAAGATAGACAAAAAGAAGATGCCAGAGAGCTTCTTGATGAAATGAAATTATTAGAAGAAAGCCTTGACTTAAAGATAGATAAGGCTTTAAATAATCCTCTAAGCGGTTTGTCCGCAAAAGGAACAAAATAGGAGTACACCATGTGCGATTGTAAAACAGATGAGGATTGTGTATGTCGTTTAAGATAGAGATAAAAACAGTCCTGCCTTATGTTGTGCTTATTGCAACAATAGGCATGACATGGGGTATGTGGTCTGAGCGTCTTAATGCAGTTGAAAAGAAAGCTGACAGTGTTGCGCAAATGCAACAGGATATTGCAATAATTAAATCTAAAATATTAGACATGGACGATAGAGTCGCCTGGATTGAAGAGTTTTTAATAAAGACATCTGATTACTAATGGCTATATCTAGATCACAAATGAAACAACAAGTATCTGTAGGAGGTACAAAAAAAATGAAGAAAAAAAGACTAAAACCAGTCGATAAAAAGAAAAATCCTGGTCTTGCAAAATTACCAACTAAAGTAAGAAATAAGATGGGATTTATGAAAAAAGGTGGTAGAGTCAAATAAATGTGTAAATGCAATGAGGACTATGTCTGTATTTGTGGGCTCGAAATAGAAGAGGAAGATAAAAAATGACTAAATTATGTCCAAGAGGTAAGGCCGCAGCGAAGCGAAAATTTAAAGTGTATCCGTCAGCGTATGCTAACGCCTATGCATCAAGAGTTTGTGCCGGTAAAATCAAAGACCCCAGTGGTGTCAAAAGAAAAGATTTTAAAGGCCCTAAACCTGCAGGTAAAGCAGATGGTGGTATTATAGATTTTAATAAAATATCTCAGGACCGTAAAAAAGTTTCACAATTTAATAAGGGCGGAGTGGCCAGAGGTTGTGGGGCTGTTATGGCGAGTAAAAGAAAATCTACAAAGATGGCTTAGATGTCAGGTCATAAGGGATTAGATAAGTGGTTTAAACAGGAGTGGGTTGACATAGGCTCTAAGAAAAAAGGCGGTGGGTTTGCTAAGTGTGGTAGATCCAAACAAAAAGCAGATGCTAAACGAAAGTACCCTAAGTGTGTCCCAAAAGCAAAAGCTATGAGGATGACAGATAGTCAAAGAAAATCTGCTGTATCGAGAAAAAGATCAAAAGCTCAAGGAGTTGGTGGTAAACCCACTAATGTAAAAACTTTTTTAAAAAAAAAGAAAAAATAATGCAACAACAAGATTCAAGACATAATCAATGGTAAAAAAAGTAAAAAAGGTAGTTAAACAACTAGCTAAGGCATCACGGTTACATAAAGCGCAATCTAATATTTTAAAAAAACATTTAAAAAGTATGACTAATGGTAAAAAAAAGAGACCCTAAAGAGGGCACTGGAAAAAAACCAAAAGGTTCTGGGAGGAGACTATACACAGATGAAAATCCAAAAGATACTGTTCGCATTAAATTTGCTACTCCGACTGATGCGAGAAAAACTGTATCCAAAGTCAAAAAAGTCAAAAAACCATTCGCCCGCAAAATTCAAATCCTTACTGTAGGAGAGCAAAGAGCAAAAGTTATGGGTAAATCTCAAGTTGCTAATATATTTAAAAAAGGTAAGGACAGCATAAGAAGACAACACGGTGTCAAGAAAAAAACTAGCAGAAAAAATAAAACTTGATGTAATTAATTGGTCCAAGAATGTTTTGGAACCAATGAATAAACATATAGGTTTTCCTGCGTGTCCTTTTGCAGCTAAATGGAGAAAAGATAATAAACTTAGAATAGAAGTCCGCATGGATAAATCTAAGTATGAAAAACAATTAACTGAAGTATTAAAATCCTGGAACAAAAAACAACATGATATAATAATATACTGTGATCCTTTTTTTGAACAATACTCTCCTTTACAGTTTCAAGATAAAATAGATTTTTATAATAAAACTTATAACAAAAGAGACGTTTATTTTATGGGGTTTCACCCTGAAAATCCTGCTGACCTAAGTGAACAAGAGTTTTTGGTAGATCCAACAGATGAACCAGTTAAACATGGGGACCTAGAATATTCTATGATGTTAATACAAAAATTTAAACAGTTGTATGAAGCAAGTTGCAAACTACACAAGATAGGTTATTATAAGAAATGGCCTAAAGATTACTACAATGAGGTGGTAGCTGAAAGGCAACATACGTATGAAAAACTTTTTAAAAAGGGAGTAAAGTCATGGTAATGCATAAGAAAAAACAAGTGATGAAGAAAGGTGGCATGGCCAAGAAACGTGGCGGTGGCATGATTAAAAAGAAAATGGGTGGAGGAATGATGAATGTCTCACCTAGAAAAGCAATGGGGATGATGGATGGCGGAATGGCTAAGAAAAAATCTGTTGTTAAAAAACGTGGTGGCGGAACGGCTAAGAAAAAACAAGTCGCTAAAAAACGTGGCGGCGGGATGATGAAAAAAAAGTAATTTAAATGGCTACATCTGGAACAACATCTTTCGATTTAAATATTGACGACATTATTGAGGACGCTTTTGAAAGATGTGGCCTTCAAACTAGAACAGGTTATGACTTACAATCTGCTAGAAGAAGTTTAAATTTACTTTTTTCTGAGTGGGGCAATAGAGGTATTCACCTTTGGAAAGTAAAAAACCACACAAAAAATTTAACCGCAGGCACTACAACTTATAATGCACCCAGTGATGCCAGTGATATTTTAGAAATGACTTTTAGACAAGGCAGTGGAACAACTACAAGTGATACAACTATGACTAAAATTTCAAGATCAGAATATCAGGCTATACCTAATAAATTTTCACAAGGACAACCAACACAGTATTTTGTGGAAAGAAAGTTATCAAGTGTAGACATAAGTTTATATCAAACACCCAATACAACTGACACTCAAATAAATTTTAATTACTTAGCTAGAATTGAGGACGTTGGTGGCTATACTAACACTCCAGATGCACCATATAGGTTTTTACCATGCATGGTGTCTGGTTTAGCTTTTTATATGTCGCAAAAGAAAAACCCCCAAGCCTCGCAAGCATTAAAATTATATTATGAAGATGAGCTTCAAAGAGCCTTAACAGAAGATGGACAGAGATCCTCTGTTCACATTGTTCCTCAAAATTATTATGTAAGTTCATAATGACTACTTTTGCTACAGGTAAATATGCTTTAGCTTTGTGTGATAGATGTGGTCAACAATTTAAGTTTAATCAATTAAGAGAAGAGTGGAATGGGTTAAAGACTTGCCCACAATGTTTTGAAACCAAACACCCTCAGTTAGATCCATCCTATCACAGTGCTGACCCTCAGGCTTTACCATGGACTAGACCAGCAAGAGTGGAGCCAGTTACAGTTTTTGTGGGCGGAAGTGGAGACAGTTCTTTTGAGTCAAACGGAATGCAACCCTCAGAAAACGCCAAAAAATTAGAGGCAGCGTTTTCAATAGGTGTCATAACCATTTCCACAGTAAGCACAACTACATATACAGTAACAGTTGCAGCTAAGGCAGGAGGTGGTGGAAATGCTTTTTACATTGATGGTGTTCAAGCACCGGCTATAACCATAAATGAAGGCGCATCTGCGATATTTAATTTAAGTGATAACACGGTTAATTCTCATCCTTTTTATTTGAGCACTACATCTGATGGTAGCCATAATTCAGGATCAGTTTACACAACTGGTGTAACTTTTAAAATTAATGGTTCTGCTGTATCACAATCAGCATATGCTAGTGGTTATACCTCAGCAACAACAAGAGCTCTAGAAATTACAGTAGCAATTGGAGCTCCGACACTATATTATTATTGTAGTAGTCATCCAGGTATGGGTAACTCAATAAACACACCATGAACTATAGCGAATTATTAGACAATGTCAGAAATTATACAGAGGTTGGGTCCGAAGTATTATCCAACACTGTTATTAACGTTTTTATTACTAATATAGAAAATAAAATTCAAAAAGACATAGACTTAGATGCCTTTAGAAAATTTGCCACTACTCCTTTTACAATAGGAAGTCCTTTTTTAACTTTACCAGAAGACTTTGATTTTGAGAGAAGTGTTCAAGTAGTTGATGGTAATTCAGATAGAACTTGGTTAGAACAAAAAGATACAACTTTTATAGACGAATATAATGTAGATAGAGCTAATAATACTGGGACACCAAAATATTATGCAAACTGGGATGAAAATACTTTGATAGTCGCTCCTACTCCAAATGCAGCAATCACTGTTGAATTATGGTATAATAGAACACCAGAGAGACTAGGTAATGGATCATCAGGAACAGCTACAACAACATTTTTATCAAATAATGCACCTGAAGTTTTAATTTATGGAACTGTGTCAGAGGCTTTTTCTTACT